TGATGAATACACCGAAGATTGATTTGCTGGTGGCGCGATCTTACTCTCCCAATAGAGTAAGATAAGACTAAATGAGAAAGGGTTCCTAGCAAGAGCGCCAAGATCGGGCCGATCTCTAAAAAGCAATTGCTTCAAATCGGACGATTTACTCGCACTTTGTTCAATGGCCTTAGCAATTTGCTGGTCACTGAATGGGCGAACATCGAGTTGAACATACCGCTCCTGCCCTAGCCTAGGCCGGCGATAGTAGCGCGATGCTATTACCCCTCGTCCGTGCGCTTGTCCACGTAGATAGCGTACAATGATACCAGAAACGGTATCGAGTAATTTGGATGTCTCATCAGCATCTAATATGCCCGGTATTTCGTCGAAACTATCGAACATAAAAAAGACATCACCGACATCAGTCATACGTTTGAAGTGCTCGTCGAAGAATGTCCGCGTATGATCAGGGAGTGAATTGCGTATATTCAAGCGCACAAACTCCGCAAACTCATCGTCAGTTGGCGGCTCCTCGGCACTCCAGCGACGCTTCGCACTCCATTCTTTCAAATTGACATAGATTGGTATTCGTTCGTTTGATTTCTGTGCCTGAAGTAACTCCATACAGCACTTCCGCAAAGCAACACTTTTACCCGCACCCGGGACACCAACAACAACGAAGACGTCTGCCTCTTGGTTGATTTTAATTGCTTCCACGAGGTCCGAAACTCGACGACCACTGTGATTGGCATTTCGGACATCAACTTCTGCCCGCAACGAAACAAAGTATTTATGATGCCAACGAAGTTCTTCGTCTAATTGTTCTATACGTGACGTGAGAACGGCCGCGAATGCCGAACGCTTGTCTCTATAACTTGCTTCTCTAATCATAGGATCGCGAGCAATCGCTCCAAGAGGCGGCCTATCTCTCAGGAATGAGAGAAAAGAAACAAACATTATTACTGTAGCGAACACGACAATTACCGCAGGAGCTACAACAGGATTGTTGGTCACAACTGCTGCCGTTGATGGTGAGATATACAAGAGCACGGCGGCTATTAAAGTACTCAGATAAGAATGCGCACCAGCAACTAAAATCAATACTCCACCAAAAACCCAGACAGCGTAACGCGCCGTTCGCATTCTGTGCGCCTCTGCAGGCATAGCCACCTGAGAACCGAGCCAGAGCATAACAGCGAATATCATTGCTGATATTATTTGAAGGGCGGTATCACCTGGATAAAAAGCAACGACAACGATGAATATTGCTGAGACCAACATTGACAGCAACAGCATCAAAATCTGACCGCCAGACATCATCGACATCACGCTTTTCATCAAACCCACACCCCAAAGACCCAAGACTACCCAAGATTGATAAGCGCAAATAGTTCACGTTTTTGCAAGCCGCGGCCATCGCGTATCAAAGTGTATTTTTACGAAACACACAATGAACGCCGCACGCATCAAGAACAATTTAGCGATCCGTTCACCGCACCCCCATTCCAACCTCACAACCATTGACCGCTAACACTCCACCCGATGGCCGATGTGGCCGGTGGAGCGGGATTTATGGATTATGGGCAGGCCAGTGAAAATGGCCGGACTGATAGTGGCCAGACGGACAACAACAGCAGCAACATTGATATAAAATTCAAAAGCCCGGTTGCGGTGCGTGACGTGCTGGCGGTGAGTATTGCCCGCCGGCAGAATGCCGCCGCCAATGGCCGGCTGTTATGCGTGATGTTATTTTGTGTTTGCCTGCTTTTGTGGCTGTTCAGCCCCGATAATTTTTTCCTATGGCTTGCCATGTTTTCCACCCTGCCCGTTGCCGGTGCTGTTGTGGCTGACAATCTGGCGGCAAAATCACCAGCAAATCTCCCAAAATTTTCATCCGGGCAGCGGGCGCGTAACGCTCTGCATGCGGCCCTTTGCGGCATCAACACCGGTGTGCCGGTTGCCGTGTTCATCCTTATTCTTCTCAACATTGGATAACGCTCATGTGCATGTTCAAGACCCCGAAAACCCCGACTGTTCAGGCGCCGCCGGAATACGCGCAGCAGAAGACGCCGGATTATGCCGTGGGACAGAGTTCTGCGGCGCGGCGCACCTCCGACCGCATTCGTGGTTCTGCCAGCACCATTCTGACTTCCGGTACCGGCGTTGGCACCTTTGCCAACACGCTGTCGCCGACGCTTTCCGGCATGGATGGCAAAAAGACATTGCTTGGAGCCTGAGACATGGCAGACACCCGCCGAACCGACGAAAGCCAGATTGCCTACCACCGTCGCCGCCTGGAGGAGCTGAAGCAGCTTCGCCAGCCTTGGGAAGCGGAATGGCGGGCGCTGGCCGATTACATTGAGCCGACCCGGTTGCGCCTTGGTGGCGACCGCGAGGGGCCGCGCACCCGCGCCAAGATTATTGACAGCACCGGCACACATGCCTGCGACACGCTGAAATCCGGCATGCATTCCGGCCTGACCTCGCCTGCCCGGCCATGGTTCCGGCTGACGACCTTTGATCCCGCCTTGAAAAAGGTAGATGCAGTAAAGGCCTATCTGGCCGCCGTGCAGGACAAGATGCGCGAGGTGTTTGCTGCTTCCAACCTCTACCGCGCCTTCCATGTGGGGTATGGCGACCTTGGCCAGTTTGGCCAGTCGGTTGCCATTCTGGTGGAAGACGAGGAAACGGTTATTCGCGTGCAGCAGCTGGTGCATGGCCGGTTCTGGCTGGCGCGCAACCACAAGGGCCGCGCGACGACGCTGTACCGAGTGTTTCGCTGGAACGTGCAGCGCATTGTCGAGCGCTTTGGTTACGAGCAGGTGCCGCAGCGCATTCGCGGCCTGTATGACACGGCAAAATATTCCGAATGTTTTGACGTGTACCACGCCATTGAGCCGCGTTACGACCGCGACGAGACGATGCGTGACAAGCGCAACAAGCCGTTTCTTTCCAATTACTGGGTGGATGACATCGGCACCGAGCTTTTGGAAGAAAGCGGCTTTGACAGCAACCCGATCATTGCGCCGGCCTGGGAGCTTTCCGACGACGACCATTATTCCCTTTCCCCGGGGCAAAAGGCGCTGGCCGACATCAAGATGTTGCAGCTGGAGCAGATGCGCAAGCTGGAGGGCATCGACAAAAAGGTGCGCCCGCCGATGAACGCGCCGACCTCCATGCAGAACAGCCCCAACTCGCTGTTGCCGGGTGCGGTGAACTATGTTGACGACCCCGCCGGCAAGGGTTTTCGCCCCGCGATGGAAGTGAACCTGAGCCTTTCCGAACTGCGCGAAGACATCCGGGAAACGCAGATCCGCATTGACCGGACGTTTTTTGCCGATCTGTTTTTTGCCATTACCAACATGGAAGGCGTGCAGCCGCGCAACCAGTTTGAACTGACGCAGCGCAAGGAAGAACAGCTGCTGCAGCTGGGCCCGGTGCTGGAAAACGTGTTTGGCGACCAGCTGGGCCCAACCATTGACCGGACCTATGACATTCTGGTGGCGCGCGACGAGCTGCCGCCACCACCGGAGGAGTTGCAGGGGCTGGAGCTGAAGGTGGAATATATCTCCACCCTGGCGCAGGCCCAGCAGGCGGTTTCCACCGGGCCGATTGAGCGCGGCGTGGCCTTTATTGGCCAGCTGGCGGGAGCACGGCCGGAAGCGCTGGACAAGCTGGATGCCGACGAGGCGATTGACCTTTACATCGAGGCAATCGGCGCGCCGCCTTCGATGATCCTTGCCGATGACAAGGTGGCGGCGCTGCGTGAACAGCGTGCGCAACAGGCGCAAGCGCAGCAGAGCGCCGAAATGGCCGCGACCATGGCACCGGCGCTGAACCAGGGCGCACAGGCCGCAGAACTTTTGGCCAGCGCCAATGAAAACCCCAATGGCAACGCGCTGCTGCGCCAGCTTGGACTAGGCTAATGGACCATTTTAACGAACAACCATCTCACCCCCATACCCCGGAGCGTGATGAAATCACGACGGCGTTTCGTGACGTCTTTGCCCTCGATGCCGGCAAGCGTGTGCTGTTCTGGATGCTGGAACAATGCGCTGTTTACCGCGATGCCTATTCCGGGGAACTGACCAACGCAACGAACTACATCCTCGGCAGACAGGGGGCCGGGCGAACGCTGATCGCCAAGCTCGATAACATCGACCCCACCATGTACCCGAAGTTGTTGCTGGCGATCGCTGATTTCAAGGAAGCAGAAAAGGTAGCGGCGAAACGCCGTGCCGACAGCGAGGAAGGCGAAGACTATGACGTTGATGCGTAACAGGTGGCTGGGCCGCGCCGCATTGCTGTTTAATGCCGAAGGCGACAGCTTTGGCGGCGGCGGTAACGAGGCCAATGCGCCCTCACCCGAGGCCGTGCTGTTTCCCGATGATAAGGCCAATGCGGCTGGCAATGTTAATGGCGACTTCGATGACGACGATTTCGACAATGATGACGGCGATACATCAGATGGTAATGGCGACAACGGCACAAAGGATGATGCCGCCAAAGACCCCGACGATACGGTTCCCGACGACGGCAAATACAGCCTGACCATGCCTGACGGCGTGGAGGTGGACCAGGAGCTGCTGGATGCGATGGGCAGCGACTTCAAGGCGCTGGGCCTGACGACACGCCAGGCACAGCAACTGGCCGACAAGTTCATTGAAACGCAGTCACGGCGTGGTGCGGCGCAGGCGGAAAACTGGGCCAACCGTGTTCAGGGCTGGGCTGACGAGGCCCGACGCGACCGCGACATTGGCGGCCACAAATGGCAGGGCACGGTTTCCAGCGCCCAGCGCGCACTTTCCACGCTCGGCACGCCCGCCTTGAGGGAATACCTCAACGCCAGTGGCGGCGGCAACCATCCCGAGCTTATCCGCATATTCGCAAAGGTCGGATCGATGATCCGGGAGGACAACCCACCAACGGGAGGCGCAGACGGCGGGGGCAGAAAGGCCGAAACCGCTCACCTTCTTTTTCCAAACGACGCACCGAAGGGCAAATAACACATGGCTATCATTGGTAGCACCGTACCTACCCTCATTGACGCCCACAAAGCCTCTGGCGAGGGCATCGTTCTTGAACTGCTGGCGCAGAACAACCCCATCCTGAAAGATGCGATTGCCACGCAGTGCAACCTCAAGGGCATTCACCGTCACTCCATTCGCACCGGTCTGCCGTCCGCTGGCTGGGGCCGACTGTACAAGGGTGTGCAGAAATCCAAGAGCACGCTGCAGCAGGTGGATGACACCACCGGTTTTCTGGAAGCGCGCTCTGAAATCGACACCCGCCTGTTGAAGCTGGCGCCGGACCCGGCCAAGCAGCGACTGGTGGACAGCGCCCCCTTCCTGGAAGCGATGAACCAGGAAATGGCAACCGGCCTTTTCTACCACGACACGGACAAGACGCCGGAGAAGTTCAAGGGGTTTGCGCCGCGTTTCAGCGCCTATAACAGCAACATTCCCGACCCGACGCGGCCGAATGCCGCCAACCAGGTGATCAATGCCGGCGGCACCGGTGGCGACAACACCTCCATCTGGTTCGTGACATGGGCAGACCATGCCGCATCCCTGCTCTACCCCGAAGGCACAAAGGCCGGCGTGGAAGTGATGGACAAGGGCGAAGAGCCGGTAAAGG